CGGGCGGACAGAAGAGGTCCTGGTAGAAGTCGCCGGTTTCGCGCGACTCGTCGTATTCCTCTTCGATGGGCAGAAAACCGACGCTCACAGCCATCACGCCGCGATCGAGCCATCGAAGTGCCTGTTCTGCGTCGGGGCCTGATTTTGGGTCGTCAGCAGGCGCGAACTCGACGTCAATCATCAGCTGCTTGCCTTCAATGCGGGCAGTGCCCACGCCGATAGGGAACTGACGCGCGTCGTGGAACAACTGGATGACCGGGTTTCTCAGGTAGCGATCGAGAACCCAGCCTGACGCCTTGATGGTTGAATTGTGGCTGTCGACCGATTCATCACTCGCAACGAAGCGACGGACGCGGCTCGCCTGCTCTTCGGTCGCGGTGTCGCGGACCAACTTCAGCGCTGCACGTTGAATCAAGCTCGACATGCACGGCAGAGAACCCGAGGGGAATCACACGAAAAAAGGGCTATCGAATCGGATTCGAAACCCAAGGCGGTTCACGCAGTGCGCGAGCTGCCTTTTCCTCCGCTTCCGCATCGGCGGTATCTGCAGTCGTACCCGTCGGCGGTTCCGCTTCGTCTTCGTCGTCGGCTTCGGTGGGTGCACCGTCAGCGGGGTTCTGCCCTGGCATTGCGAGAGAGGGGAACACGCCATCGAATTCTGGCAGCGACGGGTACGCGGCTTCAGCGCGCCATTCATTGACACTGAACCCGCCAGGCAGGCTCTTCATGACATTGAGTCGACGGTCTTCATCGTCTGGAATATTCACTTCGCACTCGAGCACTGCGTTCTCGTCGAACATGGGCACCAGCTGCTGCTGAAGCTCCGCACGAAGTGACTCACATCGTGGGAATTCAACGCCTATCGCGTAGATGAATCGCGCGGCTCCGATGGTTGAGCGATTTGAATTCTCGATGATGCCGAGCATTTCGGGGGGCATCGCAAAGACCTGGGCGATGGTGTCTCTCGACAGCTTGCGGAGGTCCGAGATTTGTTGGTCGCGGAAGCTCGCATCGAGACGAATTGCGTTCATTTTTCCGTTCATGAAGTGAGCGCGGTGCGCATTCTGGAAGCCGCGGTGTTCGCTTTCCCATTTTTCTTTGGCCAACTTGACGTCAGCAGCGCTCGCACCGTCGAGAGAAACGAGCATGGAGGGCGTGGCGCTGTTGAAGAACCAATTCTTCAGGTACTTCGCGGCGTATTCATCGGTCTCGAGCTCATCGCCCAGCGACTCAGCCACTCCAGTGCCGCGGGCATAAGGATTCTCTGGGTCGGGGTCACGGAACCACATCATGTCATTCGGTTGCACGTCGAGCTGCAGCGTCCCGTAGCTGATTCGGAAGACAGGCTTCTGCACGGTGGGAACGGAGGTCACCCAGTGCGGCGGAATCGGCATGTACCCGATGGGCGTGCCCTGTTTCCCGCGCTGCAGCAGCCAGAACCCTTCGCCCTTGATGTCGAGCCACGTCTGCGTCATCTGAATCGAGTGGCGGCCGGTCAGCTCCTTGTTCGGGTGACGCAGCAACGAGAGCAGTGGATGGTCTGGTACCTCGCGCAGCAGACCTGCCTCAGACAACTCGACGCGACGCCGCGCGCGCGTCTCAAAGTCGACGCTGTTCAGTCGTGGATCGGCCACCGCCCTGTCGACTCGCCAATTCCACTGAGGTGCACCGACGACGTCACGGCCACGGCCACCCGGAAAGCTACGAATGACATTCACGCCACGCAATGGCGCAGACACTTCAGAGCGCGCGTACACAGTCCAGCCAGTGGAGGCGACGCCACGGGCGATTTTCGACGTGACGGCACGCAGCCAGGGCTGCTCACGGTACGCCTGCAGCAGCTCGCGAGTTCCACGGCGGGGTGGCCCGCGGGCCATGAATGATGCGCCGGCAACATCCGGCGTGCTGACGCCAACGCCACGCTGTTTTCCGCCGAGCATTCCGCGAATCGAGTCCCAAAGGCCCATGGTTTTGCGACCCTGCACCGACGGAATCACACAAAAGCGAAGGCCTCACCCAGAAGTAGCTCGTGCATGCCCCAGCACATCGCGTCGGAGCGGTCGTCCCGGCGTCCATTCGCGCCGGTGAAGACGCGCATCTGGCGCTCGAGCTTCTCGAAATCTTCGTTGGTGCCGCAGTGGTGAATCTTTCCCTGCTCGTAGAGGGCTGCGATCGGCTCGGCGCGCTTCGATTTGCCCTTCATTGCGCGCACGGCTTTGAATGGAATGTTCGGGTCGACGGAACGCAGCACCGACTCGACCATTTCACCGCCGACGTTGATTTCTGCGACAATCATGTCGGCTTTGTATTTGTGGAACGCCTTCACCGCAGCGCGGGCCCACTCGTCTGGGCTCCCGCGGAGGCTGTGGTCCTCGAGCACGTAGCCATGGCCCTGGTCATCGCGGCCTGATGCGATGATGCCCGTCTCGTCGCTGCCTCTGTCACTCGTCGGGGCTGGGTCGATGCTAATCACCACGCGGGAAAGCGTGGGCGCTGTTGCGAGTCGCGCCTTGTCGACGATTACCTGATTGAAGAGCGCGCCAGGATTGTCGGTGAGTAATTCCGCTTCGATTTCTTGGCGCCCCAGTCGAGTGCCTGAGAAAATGCGGCGCATATTCGCGAGGTACGACTCAGGGAGGGCGGTGTTCTCGTAGGTATTGCCTCGAGTGACGTGACACTTGGGGTCCTTGAGCAATTCGATTACCAGCGGAACTGCTTTCGGAGTGGTGGTCGCGACGGCGCGCGGCCGATCGCCTACGCGAAGACCGAGCTGCAGTTGGTTCCACACCTGACTTCCATCTGACCAAGCCGCGATTTCGTCGGCCCAGGCGAAGTCATGCTGTGGCCCACGGAGGCGTTCGGGCTCTTCGGCACTGTAGAGATGCGCGCGAGCTCCGTTTTTCCACGTCAATCGGCGCTTCGAGGGTTCATATTTCGGTTTGTTCCATGGTGGTGCGACGCTGAGAATGCCCGACGGGCCCTCAATCATGACGTCACGCGCATCAGCCGAGGTCGGTGCAATGAGAGCAATGCGCCCCGCGCTCTCATCTTTCTGAACAGACACGACTGCTTCTGACCCACAGCGGGTCTTCCCGTATCCGCGACCCCCACAAACAAGCCATGTCAGCCAGTCGGTCTCAGGCATCAGCTGGGAGTCACGCGCCCAGATGCCCTCCCAATCGTAGAGAAATGGAAGCAGGGCGGCGTCAGGAAGGTCGCTGATCAACTCCGCCCGCTGAGCCGATGATAGGGCCATCAGCTGATGGCGGAGGCGATGCCTTTTGGGTGATGAGCTTTCCGATTTGTTCGGTGAGTAATTTGCGGAGGTCATCTGTCTCCATGGGCTTCTCTGTGGTGGACACGTCAATCCGCTCACGGCGTGCCCAGTCGTCAGGGCTCCGTCGCTCGAGGACTTTCATCGCCATGTGTGGATCGACTTCGGCACCGTCGAGCACGAGCTGCTCGAGGCGCTGAACGCCGTGACCTTCTGCTTCGAGCACGGCCTCGTAAAAGACGCGGGTGGGTTCACCTGGGTCGGCCTCTCGGCCGCGGTGCATCCACTGCGCGAGCTTGTCTTCATCGATGCCGGCGCAGCGAGCGCCGACACGTCGAGTGAATCCCATGCGCAGCGCGCGGCAGATCTCGACGGTGAGTTCATCGCTAATCGAACTGCGCTGCCCGCCTTTGCGTAATTTCGGTGTCAGATTTTTGGCGGGTTCATCTGACACTGCTTTCGACTTCGGCGCCTCTGGTGCTTTCGGATGCCGGCGGTCCCTTTCAGCCTGGCGCTTGCACTGCCGGCAGTACGCAGCGAGCCCATCGGCGAGGGATTTGTTCTTGGGAAATTCAGAGGTCGGCTTTGGCGGAGTGCCAGGCGGACACCGCGGGCACTGCTTCAGCGCTGGGCGGGGTTTGCGGGGCATAGCGTCGACTCTGCGACGTCGGAATCACACGAATCGGGCTGCGGAATTCCGCACATTCCGCAACTCGCCCCGCGTGATTG